TGGTGCTGAAGCTTGTTGAGCTGCAACTGTGTCTAAGAATGCTGTCAATTTGGTATAAGTTTGTCCAACTGCTACCATTTCGTTAGGCTTAAATGCGCCACGTGAACTAGCAATATCGATGATAACTTTCATTGCGTTAAGATCGTTAATTGTTAGGTCTGTGCTTGGTGTTTCAGCGGCAGGCGCTTGTTGTACTGAATCAGTCATAATATCTCCTTTTGTAAAGTACGTATATAATTTATCTCGTCTGTAAAAAAGGACAGGCAATTGTGAAGAAACTGAGTTCTTTTTCCGATTCAAACCCAATACGTGTTGTGTATATTATTGTATTGGTATTGTCTAGTGTAAGGCCCTGTCCTACATAATACCTATTATTTAGATTCTTACGTATCCAGCCATCGATAGATTTGATTAAAGTTGGGTTATACTTGTCTATGCTAGTATACTTAAAATGAGGGCAGGCAAACTCAACCCTCCGAAGATCGAAATAATCCAAAGGATTGGGCTTGCCATTCTTTAATGCCATTATGCCGCCTCTTTAGCAAACTCGTAATAAGCATATTCTCCAAAAGGTGGAACAATGGTGTTATTACCGTGGATAATGAATACTGTATCACAGTAGTTTTCATCACCCCAACTACCCCAAGGATAACCGTCAGTGAACATGATAAACTTTTTAGGTTGAATATCATTATCCTTCATATATTCCCAGTTGGCATCGAACTCAGTTCCGCCACCGCCCATTGGCTCATAGCTATCAAACTCATCGATATTGTAGCCGTCAAAGTCAGCTTCGTTATAGACTTTAGTATCAAAGCACCAAACTTTAATTTTAAAGTCTTTATACTCTTCCATAATGCCTTTGATTTCTGTTAAGAAGTCTTTAGCTTGCTCGTCCCCAATAGACCCTGACATGTCAATTGCTACACAGATATCAATAGTTTCTTGGAATTGTGTTCCAGGTAATACAGCGTTCATGTGCCAACCCTTGCGGTTAGGACGCATAAATGAATAGTCATTTTTAATAGTGCTTTGAATTTGTTGACGCAAAATTTCACGCCAATTCATTTTAGGCTCTGTTAGTTCCTTAATCATGCGTTGTACGCTAGCAGGAGTATTACCAGCACCTGCGGCTTGCGCGGCTTGCATTGTAGCTTCGCGAATCTCGTCACGGATTTGTTTTAGCTCTTCTTTAGTGTACTTTGGCTGTCCATCCTTGCCGTTTTCTCCCCAGTCAATATGATCGTCCAATAGTTGACCCAACTGGTTAAGTTCTTCTTCGTCCATTTCATCGAAGATTTTGTCGTAAACTTCTTCAGCACCCATACCGTAGTATTTTGGATCATGGAAGATTTTGATACCTTCGATATTATGTTCACCGATACGGTCACGTACCAATTGTCCGTTTACGCAATAGTCTGCGGCAATGTTAAAGATTTTTGGATCACGCCCATCTCTACGACCCATATGATCAAATACATTATGTAGAATTTCGTGAGCAATTACAAACTCAACCTGCTTAACTGACAGCGGTTCAAAAAATTTGCGATTAAAGAAAATAGTACGTCCGTCTGTTGCGGCAGTACCCATCCATTCTGAGCCTTCTTCAATTTTCAAGCGTGTAGCTAAATTACCAAAGAAAGGATGGCGAAGTAATAGACCCACTCGGGCTACGATAATTTTGTCGATAATTGGATCTGTATGTGACATGAATGTTCCTTTACTGTATGTATATATTATAACAGGACCCGAAGGTCCTGTCAAATAAGACTACACCGAATTACTTTTCAGTAGCTTGGGCAATAAAGCGTCCATACTTAGCATGGAAGTCATCAAAACATTTGATTTCGTCTGGATCCAATGGCAATTTGTAAGTTGACAATGCCAATTTAGTACCCATAATAACCAATTCTGTTTCAAAGTTATTCATCATAAATTCGAAGAAGTTATTAACTTGCTCATTCCAGTTTTTAGCTTTCTTCTCGCAAGAATCTTTAAGCTCGTAGCACAATGACACAGTCAATGAGTACATAGCTGAGATTTCTTTAGAATCCATTTTCTTAACTTTACCAGTCAAAATGTCTGTTGGATTAGGCATCTTAGACGCAACTTTACGGTGAGCCATAAAGCTGATTGCCAAACCTTCGCCGACTGAACCACTAACTAGGTCTGTAAGTGTATCTACGTCAACATCGTCATCTGTTAGCAATTCGCTAACAAAGGACCAGCTACGTGGAGTAGCAAACGCACGTGAACTAGACTTTGGATCAAAGTCATACAAGCTCTTCTTAGAGAAGCTCAAAAATCCAACTACGTCCTTGTGTACTTTGTTCTCAACAGCCCAATCAAAGTAGTCATCCCAATTAACAGTCATTTCCAAGTGAACGAAACGGTTAGCCAACGGAGCAGGCATACGGAATGTAACACCCTTGTCAGTTTCACGATTACCAGCCGCAACTAGTACAACATTGTCTGGCAAGTGATATGTGCCAACACGACGATTCAAAATAAGCTGATAAGCCGCCGCTTGTACACTAGGTGCCGCAGAGTTCATCTCGTCTAAGAACAAAATAATGCTCTTGTGTTGTGCGGCCATTTCTGCGCTTGGCAATTCTGATGGAGGAGCCCAACGCATAGTACCATCGTTGGAATCAAAATATGGAATACCTTTAATGTCAGTAGGTTCCCATAGTGAAAGACGAACGTCGATTACGTGAGCTTCAAGCTCAGTACCGAGTTGTTTAATAATGTCTGATTTGCCAATCCCTGGAGGACCCCAAAGAAAGATTGGACGCTGATTTTTAAAAGCCTTACGCAAAGACTTTTTAGCACCGCTAGGGCCTACTGTACGACTAGCAATTTCTGGCATGTTGTTTCCTATCTTTAAAAAATGTTATTTAGAATAACGCTGTGTAAGTATGTATTGTATAGGAAACTTTAGTGTATGTCAACTGTTATCTTGACTAGCAAGTTCTTTTTCTCGCTCATTCATGGCTTTAATTATACCAAATTTTCTGATGTCGTCTGAAAACAACATTAGCTCAAAACCCTTGCGTTCTGAAAAGACAGTGATTGACATTGGAGTTAGATAGTATGGGCAGTCTACATACCTTTCCAAAAAGATAATAGTCTGGGGACTTAATTCGATTGGCTCAGTAAATGGAATTTCGTATTTTTTCAAATCCAATTCTTGTACCAAAAATTCATAACCTTCTTCACTTAATCGAAAGTTATTTTGTTTACCTGCTCTAGTGCTTTGCCACCATTTACGACTAAACAATTTTACATTGGCATCGTCTGTACTCTTACCCCATTGCTGTAAGAATATTTTAGTTAATGCGTCTCTTGTTATCATTTTAGTATAGTGCCTTGAGTTAATTTAACTACTTGGAAATCTTCTGTTCCAAATTGTAAATTAAGTTTTTTAGCAAGATTGATAGCATGTCCTGGGTTAGAAAAACTTGTTTTCTTATATTTAGGCCCAGGATAGCTGGTAAGACTATTAAAGGATTTTAGATTAAAAGGCTCGTTTTTATAGAATACGGCCCAAATAGCTTCGGCTTCTAAAATCTGTTCAGATTTGTAAGTTCTTTTGTTAGTATGTTCTAACAGTATCTTTGGCTTAGGTCGACTCATAATATACGTATCCGATTAACTACGTATATTTATCCTTAATTGTCTTTAAACCCACCACCATCAACCGCTACCGAAACTACGTCATTACTAACACTATTTTTTAGTGCGTTATACATAGTTTCGTAGTCTTGATTAACTTTATCTAATAATTCAATTAAAGCTGAATTAATTAGTCTAGCCTGTTGAATGGTTATTTTGACTTCCTTACTTTGACTTAGTTCGGCGGCTTTTACCAATTGAGCAAACTGACTAATAGGTGTGGTATTAATCGGATTTGACATTACTTAATACCTGTTTCATTTCAAATTCAGTTTTAAAAGGACCTTTATACTCATTACGTTCTAATGTAATGACTTTAGGGCAAAATGATTTAACCCATCCTTTATTAAATTTAATAGTATAATAACCAGCACAATACAAACTCTTACTAGCATTACTCTTTGTAAACAAAGGTAACTTACGTCTTACGTCATACATGGCATTGTATGGTTTAACGCTAGTAGGGTATCCGTGGCATTCATTTGGTTCCGATTGGGTAACTTTAACCTTTGTACTGGTTAGGAAGAAACCTGCTCCAAATTGTTTTGTGAGGTCTTGTTTTTTATTAAACATTACTTCACCGTTTGTATTGCTTAATACAAACTTGTTATTTTCTTTCTTGTGTAGTGTTGCAATTTTAGAACCGTCTTGTTCTACAATCCAAAACTTACCATCCACTATTGGCTTGGCGTATATCTCAGTCATATTTTTCTCCTTGCACCCACTAGTTTTAGCTGGGCATGTTTTTTCGTATATACAATTACTAGGCCCCGAAGGCGCCCTAGTAATATACGTATTTATCTCACTCATTCAGCTAAAGGCAAGGACAATGCTTCTTTGATAGCATCGATTAATTCGTCTTCTGTACCAACAATAACTTTGGCACTTTTCCAATCGTCATTATCGTCACGTCCGCCTACTTCAATCATAAAGCCGTTGTCGTAACGGTTAATTGTAAAGCTCTCATTTGCTTTTACTAGTTTATCTGAAATTGCACTCATTTTAATTCTCCTGGGTTAATTTTCTCCAAGTAACATCCGTTTCTGGATATTTTGCTTGGAATGGCTCTGCGTATGACTGAATATTATCAGCAATCTTTTTCATATCCCATGCGTTACAGAACTTGAGCATACGAATGCCAACTTGTGTAACATCTTTAGGAACAGCATGGGTTTCGATTGTTTCTCGAATTTTATCTTTAATGTCGTCTGGCTGTGCTGTTAAATCGCACAACTTAACATTACGTTGATAGTCTTCTAGGACTCTGTGTTCGACTCCATTGTGGTCAGTCCACCTCTGAAGCATGAGATTGTTCCACGCATATCCTTTGGCGTTACGATCTTCGAACGCTTCAAGCAGACCAACTTTGTTTTTAGAACCTTTAGTACGCACACCTGGATACGCCGAGAAGACATTATCACTGGTATCACCACGCATACATTTCTCGAATAGCATCCATTCAGGGTCTTGTGCTGGCTTAGGCTCTCCAGTCTTTTTGTCTTTAACGGGTTTACCTTTGGCATCAAAGATTCCTTCGTGTGTAATATGTAAGTCACCTACACCATTATACTGACTTACGTTTTTACTAATTAACTGTGCAAAATCGCCGTCTGTCGAAATAATAACGTGTTTGCTATGCGGATGAGCTTGTACCCAGCCCGCAATCAAATCATCTGCTTCTAAATTTGGATGTTGCATCACAGTAGCATTAGTTTTCTCTGTAATGAATTTCTTAAACTCGTCAAATGCTTCCCAGAACAATTTATCTTCATCTTGTTCTTTTTGTGTCATAGCACTACGAGTTTCTTGTCGATTGCGTTTGTAAGGCTCGTAAAAGTCCTTACGCCAGCTACGACCTTCGAGGCAGAATACTACATGAGTGCCACCAAAGTCATTCCATGCTTTCTTGATACTGTTAAGTGTAATGTGAAATGCCATGCCGAGTTTAATGTCGGCACTACCTTGTACTACGTGTCTAGCACGAAAAAATGTGTTAGCAGTATCAACTATAATATATGTCATTCGATTTGTGCTCTGCCGTTAGGCAATTTACTTACGTTAATATAACCAGCACTAGATCTGTTTGGATCTTGTCCTGCCTCGGCTAGCATATTTGCGGCTAAATCTCTAAACCAACGATCAACAATCTCTTCGTCCGGATCGCCATCAAACCCATAACCAGCTTGCTTTAATTGTACTACAAACTCTTCGTTCCAGTCAAGCTCAAAGAAGCCATTACGCACATTATCTGGATTAACCTTAGTATCCAATACTGCTACATATGGCTCGCCTCGGGCAGTAGCACGAGCCTTTGGGTCCATTTTAGCTTCTTGTTCAGCAGTTTGAGCTTTGGCTGTTTCGACTACAGCCTTTGTTTCCATTTCTTTAAGTACCTTTAAGTTTTCTTCTAACTTATCAATACCTAGCATTTTTTTGAATAAATTTTTAATCATTTTTATTTCCACATGTACAGTTTCTTCCCTGGTTACAATCGCCGGTACAAGCACTAGGCTCGCCAAGTTTAAATATTCTTCCTATTAGGATTCCTAAAGGAAAACTAAGTATTACCCAACCACATATAACGCAGATCCAAAACCACATTTTAGGTACCCCACTCGTTTTTAAATAACGGCACTTGTAAGCGATCACTGTATCGCCAGCCTCGCTTCATTGCGGCAAGGGCAACGGACTTAGCATTGAGATTATAAACAGACTCAACACCGCCAACAGGCATAAGATATACGTGACCTTTAAAGCCCGCCGCTCTGTATTGTTCAACTGCTCGTTCTGCATCTTTAACATCCTCTTCTGTTGCTACTACTAATTTTAAATACGTTGTTCCTACTTGTTCGTATTCACAAACAACTTCTGGTAAAATTGCTTCTTCCCACTTTTCACCACTTGCTGGTAATTTAGCACTTACACTAAATGTAAGCTCTTTACCTACTTCACTATTCCATTTAGTTAAGTAACCTTTAAATTCTGGAGTAAGTTTTTGAGTACCATTTGTTTCAAAGGTAATTTCTTTTAAACCTTTCATTTTAGAATTGTTTAACAAGTCTGGATAAGCACGTTGCCAGCCTAGCAATGGTTCACCGCCTGTTATAACGAGGTGCTCTGATTCCCAATGCGTTTGTGGTAAGATTTCCATGATTCTATCTGCGATAGCGTCTGAGGTGAGCATTGGACTAAGTTCTTTAAAACTAGGATGCCAACTAGCATAACTATCACACCCCGTAGAAACCAAAGGTAATTCTTCATATTTGTTATATAAGTGTACAACTTGAGCAAGTTCTTCTGCTTCTTGACTTAGTTCGCCACGTGGCATACCAAAACCTTGACAGCGGAAATTACAGCCGAAAGTTCTAAGGAAAACGGACGGTACACCCATGTATCGTCCTTCGCCTTGTACGCTGTAAAATAATTCGGCAATCTTAATCTTGCTCATTGTCATCTCTTTCTAAAAATTGTGTTACTTGATCTTCTGCGTCTTGTAAAAACTCTGCGTATACTTTAAATGTAGCAATACCATTTTTTGCTGTAATGTCAAAAGGAATTGTTCCATTTGGAATCCAGTTTGGACCTACTTCACGTTTAATTTCAAAAACTTGTAAACGTTTTATACGTTCCATTGTTTCATCAAATATTTGTTTAGCATTACTCATTCGCAATCGCCTTGCTCTGCTAGTCTAGCCACTGCTGATTTTTCTTTATGTTCTTTTCTAAAGTTATCTACATCTTCTATAGCACTTAACAAAGTATGAGCATAGTTAAAGGCTTGTTGTTGTTTTAAAATTACTGTAGACTCTGTGTCGATATATCCTTTAGTTAACAATGTCCAAATAGCGTGCCAGCGAGTTTTATTCCACCAGTTGCTTTTTATAGTTGTATAGATAGTAACGCTAACATCGTTTCCGTCAGCTTCTACCCAAACATGATGATCGTGATCAGATGCGCCACACTCGCAAGTAACTCGGTAAACTTTACTGTTTCCCCAGTCGTTTGTTTTCATAATGCCTTCGGCTGGAGTTTGTACTATCATTTTGATGCCCAGTCTTGTTGTAGTTTGATATTGTCAAAGAACTCTTTCTTTGTACCCATATCTGTATTAAACGCACCACGCAATACTGTAGTTTGTGTCAAACTACTCTTAGCCATAATTCCTCTATTCTCACAACATCCGTGAGTCATTTGAATATAAACTCCTAGATCTGTTGCCCCTGTTGCTTTTTGTATTTCCCTAGCAATATCGTTACACAACTCTTCCTGGAGAGTGCCGCGACGAGCACACCACTGAGCAATACGAGTGTACTTAGACAAACCAATAAGTTTCTGTGCGGCAATGATACCAATGTAAGCGACACCAGTAACGGGCTGATGATGATGACTGCACATAGAGCGGAGCTCACTACGTACCACCAACATACCTTCGTATCTGTCTTCGCTATCGTTTGGAAATGCTGTTGCATCTGGTGCTGGTTCATATCTACCACTCATTATTTCGTTAAAATACATTTTAGCTAGACGTTTAGCAGTACCTTGCGAGTTTGGATCTGTTTCTCTATCAATTAAAAGAGCGTCCAATACTTTTTCAAATGCTCGAGTAGCTTCTTCGATTAAGACTTCTTTTTGTTCTTCGTCAACATACTCGCTGATGTTGTCGCCTGCCCAGAAGCGTACACCTTGCTTTTTCATCTGTTCGCGAATAGCTACGTGTAACGGTCTGCCTTCTTCTTCGTTAATATTATATGTTTTGGATTCAGTCATTATTACTCCTAGTGTTACATTATATAGGTTTATTTAGGTTTTTTCAAATTTTATTTGCTCGAAGTTGTCGGCAAGCTTCTTTAACTGGTATAGGATAATCTGGACTAATCTCTGCTATACTACAATCGTATTTTACAACTACGTGTGGATGTGTATAATTCCAATAGACAGCAAATACTAGACCTGCTAACCCTAATAGCATTACCATGAAGAAATCTAAATTTTGTCTGAAACTAGAATCTGGCATAGATGAAAATCCTTTTTTGATTTAAAATAAAACAACATATAATCTGAAAATGGATGACTAGTATAGCGGTCACCTGGCAATCCAAATACTTCTACGATATCTGCGCATAGTTCATTCCACCAGTATTCCTTTTGATTGTCCCAAGGAATTCTGATTTCGTAAACTTTATTAACTGTTTCCATTATTAAATCTTGGATCCGTTTCCATCATTTTAAGTTCGTCTCTTAAATATTCAAGATAGTCTATTAGTGTAATGCGTTTCTTTTCACTACCTGATTCAGACGTAGTCTTATTAAGGTCTTCTTCGACCTTAGCAATTTTTGATTTTAATATAGAAATTTCGTCAGTCATCTTTTTAACCTAGTAGCAATACTACCACCAAACAAACAATTAAAAGCCAACCAAGTTTGCCAAGTATATGGAATTGCTAATGTAGGAAACAAAGTGTTCAAACTCCAAATACCTACAATAGGTCCAAATACAAGAGCAAGCAAAATAAATGCTATGCCAAACATAAGTTTAATTAACGCTGAGGTCATAACCAAAAATCCTCCCAAGGATAAACTAACCAGCAATCTTCTTCTCTTTTGTCCACAGTCCAAACATAATAATCTGGATCTTTAAAACTACTACCTAGATTGTGTGTTAATACTGCAAAGCGAACACTATCGCCCCAAATACTAGGCCAACGGATTGCGCTAGGATTACACATATCTTGCCAATCCTTTTTAATCCAATTAACAGTTGACCCTTGATCATTAATATCATCGACAATAAGAATCTTTTTACCTTCGTAGGCATCTTCTGCCATACCGGCATTACTAACTTTGTCACCGCCATCACGTAGACTAATGTCTAAACTATTCATTTTAATACCAGTGTACTGACTTAGCAAGTTAGCTGGCACAAGTCCACCGCGGGTTATACCTACAATATAGTCAGGCTTCCAATCGTGTGCTGACATCTGGCGAGCGATATCTAATACTGCTCCTTCAATTTGTTGCCAAGTGTAATAAACTTTCTTCATGCTGTCAAAGCAGATGCCAATGTTGCCATTTCATCTTTAGTCATAAAGAAATTGTATACAGCAGTATCTTGTACTACACCGTCTTTCAAAGATTGCTGTTCCATATCAACGCTAAACAAACCTTTAGGGTTTAGTACTTCGTGTTTTTTTAAAACAAGGCGAAAGCCTTCGTGTTCTTTGATCACTTGTTCTGTATAAGTGTCTCTAACTGATTCATGTAGTTCCATCTTCATCTCCTTTAATTGCTTCAAATGTTCTATATTTGCCCAAAGCATTGATGTAGTCATCATACAACTTTTTTAACTTTGGATGTTTACGTTCTAGTATAACATCTCTTTCTGGAATATTCAAGACTTTTTCTATTGTATTCAACCGTTCTTCTAAATCGCGTCCATTAATAACCATATTACCCTTGACTTCTATAGTAGGAGGACTAGTTTGATTAATCTTCATTACAGCGTCATATGGATTGGCGACACTAGTACCAGTAGTCCAAGTGGTGTTAGTTCCAGTCGATGTTATGTAACCACCATTTGGTATAGTAGTATTAGTTAGAACAGGGACAGCGTGATTAGCTGTCGATACGTTAATTGGTGTTGGGAAGTAGGCCATTCTTTCTATCACTTAAATATTTTTCAAAGTGGATCCATTTATTTTCTACAATAAATCCCCACTCACGTTGACGCTTACCTACAAAGAACAATGTCCAAGGAGTAACACCTTCTTTTAATTCGATACGATGGAAAGTATGTGTGTTACCAAAGCGGAAACTACCTGGACCACGCCATACTCTTACTTCGCAATTCTTCGTACCATCTTCATTAAACTGAGCGATCCACTCATAGTATCCACCGGCAAGAATAATAGTAAAATAGTTCCAAGGATGATCATGAACATCATCTGGATCTGACTTTAAAAACTTGTGTAAAAATACATTATAAGGAAACGTTACACGTTCTTTGAATAGAACATAGTAACGTTCGAGGTATGGTTCGTTTTCTGTACGATCCATAATAATACGTTTACGGTCATGGCGTTCAAGCCAATTAAGGAAGTGGTCTTTTATCTTCTGGAGTATCATAATGATCTATTACTAGTTTGTAAGTTGTTTTAAATTTTTCAAATGCTATTTTCAAACCTGGATATTCTTCGCACATTTTTTGTACTTTGTTCCAATCGGGAAAGTGATCTTGCCATTCAACTGGCATTTGCCATTCGTAACCAGAACCAGAACCGCTTAATGTAACAGTTGCTCCAGAACCGATAGTACCGATAGATATAGTACCGCCAATACCGGCACCGGTGTAGTAAAAACTAGATCCAGCCGTGTTACTTATTGTAACATTACCGGACACAGTAGATGTATTCATAGTTGTTATCATAGCAGGATCAAGTGATACAATATCCTGAGCTATAAAGCCTCCAGAAAATCCCCCACTATTTGATATAGGTAAGTAATCCGTTTGCGCTAAAGAAGTTGTCATGTAAGTCCTTTGATTGTTTTCGGATCATAGGAATTCGTGTAGTGTAATTATCCATATGTTCCATTATTTTACCACATAAATCTGGTCTGTAAACTGTATACGCATCAAAACTTTCAGTCCACTTACTCGGATACTTAAATCCTTCGTAATACATTTCTGTGTAACTAAGTCTATCCGGGACCATAGGAATAGCGTCAACCACCGCACCTTCGTAGCAACTAATGCCTAAAGTTTCTTGTAAGTTAGCACTAAACACCATCTTTGCTTCGCCTAACAAGTTATGATATTCATTTTTTGTTAGCTGTTGATCCTGACACACTACAAATTCATACTGCGGTAAGTGTGTAGCTAAGTCTCTGAAAATCTCAACTTGCTTCTCAGGTGCGATGCGATGCGG